CATTTGTTATGTGAGAGAAGTGGCACAATAATCATGCTATAAAACATTATATATATATTCCAGCTTCATTTTGGAAAAACTCTCTTAAAGCATGCGTTATTAATTGAAACCCTTTTAAGTACTGTCCCATCAGTGCTGATTCTCCCGAAAATTCAGCATCAATTCACTTGTTCTTGACCACAATCAGCTTACACAGGAATAACAAATAAAGCATATTGAAAAATAAATTAAATCAGTTTAGTCTTTTTTATGGGCAGTTTCTGCCGTCCTCGAATTATAATCAACATAAGGTAATTGTCATGGAAGGAATTAAAGCAGGTGATGTAGTTCAGCTAAAAAGTGGTGGATCAGTGATGACGGTTAAAGATATCGATGCTGATGCTAAAGTGAGGTGTGTATGGTTCGACAAGGAAGAAAAAATTAAAGAATATGTGTTCGATACCACTATGCTTGAAGTCTATGAAGCACCCGAGATATTTTTTTAAAAAGAGCAGCCCGGGGCTTAGATCGTTGGTGCGGCTGTCAGCGTAAATTCTAGGCTATTAGCACGATCTCTGTGGCTTCCGAGCTTGAACATATAATCTCAGATCAGCCGGGGAGTGTATGTAGGGGATTTGCGCGGGGGGATGTGGGGGATTTGGGTATTAGACTGTAAGATTAAAAGTTGAAAGGTTTGGGGCAGCCCCTTCAACCACGCCACCACGTACAAAAGCCTTCTGTGAAACTGCCACCACTTGCCCCCTAGCAATCAATTGATTCCCATCTAGTGTCAGTAGCGTGCTGGTTCCATCAGCATTGTGAGATTGCACAGTGGCGATTATCAGCCGCTCTGATGGCAGCAACGCCTGAAACTTTTTGAATACATTAATCATGGTGTCGCTCAATCTGGACTGTTTGCCGGATTTTCAAACCATCACCAGACCATGCTGCAGATACCTGGACGCCCACTGACTGGCCCTTCCAGGTATCACCCGGCTCGGATATCTCAACAAGGTTTAATGGTTTGATCAGTTGCGGTTCTGCCGGGGCGGTGGCCAGCGGCATTTCCAGTGATTGAATAGACTGCTGGCCAGTATCGCCCAGGATGATGCGGCCACGTTCTCTGCCAGCATCCTGGTGGCTGTTTAATTGCTCGACTACCATTGGTGCGGATTTATCGCCTGCGGATCCCTGTCGGGATACGTTGCAGGTTACGCCGGCATTCTGGCCAGTGACCACCACCGCATTGTATGCCGGCTTAATTTCGTGCTGATCGGAAAGCCTTATAACCACGGCCATAGGGATGCTGAAATTTGGGGATGCTGCAGACCAGTTCCAGGGGGATATCGGATAGCGGGGGTCGATGTGCAGGGTTTGTAGTTCGGGGTCACTTTGTACGATGGCCCCAACAGATTGAGCAATCCGGTCAACCGCCTGAATTGGTGTTAAATCAGTATATGACCAGGTGCCACCCGGGACAGACCATAAAACGGTATTCCAATTCACAGCCCAGCCGGTGTTTGTCAGCTCCCGTTCTGCCAGCTGTTGGCCAGTGAATGTGGAGGATTCGATAAACGTGCGCTTTTCAGCATGCGGATCCGCGAGTACAGCAGATTTGCTCCGGCCGGTAACCGTATAGCTATTACTGCCAAAGGCTAGATTGCGCTGCACAGACTCAACAATCATCACCCAGGTATTGCCGTTAATGATGATTTCAATTTCGTGCAGCGTGCCACCTACCGGGCGAATCAGATCAACGCTGACCGCTTTTACTACTCCGGAGAAACGCCACCCCCAAGAATCAACATCAATAGATGTTTTTATGGATCCGAAATTCAGCGGTGTACGCTCAGGCAGTCTTGATACAGTTGCTATATTCATAATCCAGTAAACATTCAGTACGGGCGTGATATGGGCGGCGGTGCCGGGGTCAATCGGTGGTAACCAGGGGTCAATCGGGCGGGTGCCCCGCGGGGCCCAGGGTTTTGCTCCTTTGCCCCAGGGGATAGAATAATTCTGATTAGTAAAGCCCGGGGATCCCCATAAGATTCTGCGTATTTCATCAACCCGGCTGAGGTGGTCTGAGTAGACCTCAGTTATTTTCAGGTCAGCGGGGCCCGGTATATCCCAGGGAATAGAATAATCTGTGGCAAGCGGTGAGTATGCACCCCATCCGGTCCGCCAGTTTACATCTGCGGCGCGGGTCATTGACCAAGCTGACCAGATGGCACGGTACTGCTGCTCTTTTCTGCTGAATGACTGGAACGCCACCTCGATATTATTATCCGTGGGAAATGTTCCCATGAATTTCGACAATACGGTTATATCGTTCGGGCCGGAGACGGACCAACCTGCCCCGGTGTGCTTGTCCGTTATACCACCAACCTGCCAGGGTGCCGCCTTTTGTTTGTCAGTCGCTTTGCCAGGTAGCCAGCCTGTGGCTATTGCGCTCGTAATTAGTTGCGTTGCCATTAAACATCCGCATCGCCGCGAATTTCGATAACAAACTCATCGTTTGGTTCCGTTGGTGGTCCCTGTAGTGTGGTTCTGGCAATCCAGACTGGGGCATTAGCGCCCACGGTGTTAAATCGCACCACATTACCGGTGGACCAGCCGGATCCCCAGCCAGCCGCACGCATGGTGAAGTATGCCTGGCCGGTTAGTGGGTTAGTCACGGCAATATCTGCAGCGATGGTACCTGATGCAATTTGGCCAACGGTTTCTCCAACTACATTAAATGCGGTTGAGCTGGTAAAGATGATCGCCCAGCGCTGATCAATGGCTGCATCATTCTGTACTTCGATTGGGTTATCAAGATCATTATATTGTGCAGTAGTGCTATTACCCTCAATTACGTTTAACCAATTGCCCTGCCATGTTTGTTGTGAGAAAAAGAACTCGGTACGGCTCTGCATATCACCAATCACCAAAGCGCTGCTCAGGTACGTGCCTGCAATGGGATAATCTCTTGCTACCGCAGTTCCTGTGGACACACGGCCACCGATTTCAACGTCAGAAACCAGAAACATCTGCTCGATACGGTGCTGAGCGATAAACGGCTCTACAAAGCCCGTCAAATCCATCGCGGCATCCATCGTTACAGTGCCAGCAATTAGATCAACCGCATACTGTGCAGGGTCAACTTTCAGGCCGCTGGCATCATATACCACCGCTTGTGCCAAATCAGTACGGGTCATGCTGATAACCTCATTGGCAGCCAGCGGATCCGGCATGGTCAGTTGTTGGGTGTTGTGCAAAACAGCAACATCACCAGGCCTGAAAATAGGCACTTCGCCATTGATTGGTAACCGAACCGGATCCAGCCCTAAAATATTCGGATCAAGTGGAATATAAATAAAGATTACGGCGTTGTATTTAATTGTGCCGGGGATAACTTGTTGTGGCTCCCATAGCGAATTGACGACCTCACCAAACTCAACCCGGACTACACCGCTTTGTGAGTCAACAAATCCTCGCATTTTAGTACCTGTGATATTCCCATCAAAATCAGCGGACCCGATTAATTCCGTGCCGTCTGATGCTGTTGCGCTGATGGATAGGCCGCCCGGGCGAATGGGTGCACCTGGTGTTCGGAAGAATATTTCAGACGCGGGCGGTGTACCGAATCGGGTCATTATCGAAACAATTGAGATGGCGCCCGATGCCACTGTGTAATTTGTGAGTACAACCCGGCTGGTGCTGTAATTAATTGTGCCAGCCTCAATGCCCGCACCGGTGATCATGTCGAAATCACGATATATCTTGCCGGCCACATCGTAGTACTGAGTGTCCCCCCAGGCAAACGCCACTGTCTCCGGGATGACTGTTTCTGCAAAACCTAGCAATAAATCGAGAGTGATGGGCGGAACAGCAACAGAATCTTGCTCCGTTGTGGGTACTACAGAATCCAGAACATACGCCACCCGAACCTGAGCGCCATTGCTCCATTCATCATTTATTGTGCTAGTTACCCACTTACCAGCCTCTGATGTCTGTGCCTGATTTTCCGATGAAAAAACATCTTCACCGTCCAGCGTGCGTTCACTATTATGATTTTGCACTAAGAACTGATCAAGCGGGTCAAAATAAACCGTACCATTGAGGTAATCAACAACCGATCCCGGGGACCTGTCCAAGGCACCAGCAGCATCATCCGGTGCGAATTTTTCAATGATTAATCTACCGTTTACAACCACCCGGCTTGGGCTGGTTGCTCTGCCCAGCAGCGTACCAGTCGGTGTGTTATTGGGTGCTGGTAAAGTCCCCTGATCTCCTGTGGTATCGTTCCCAGGCGTGCTGCTGGGGCATGTACGACTACCAATAAAATGACCGTTGCACAGCGCTATACCACTGCCGGTACCGCCTCCTGAAACTACTGGCATTTCTTATGCTCCTACTTGTTCGCTGATTGTCGCATCGCGTACGGTGTTCCAGTTCACGCGGACTGATCCGGGCTTGATGGGTTGTTGTGCCAGGGTTATGGGTATGAACCCATTACCGTCTTTAGTCGGGTTAAATGTTTCAACAACCTCAACTGCGTTGTCATAATCTAAGACGTACTGAGCATTTGGATCCGGGTAATCTGTTGGCTCAATGTATATTTGCCCAGTTGAATAAATGACTTTGCCAGTGGCGTCCCCAGTTAAATTGCCAAGGCCATCATCTGTAGCGGACTTGTTTACAGCACCAGACACCCATGACACGGTTAAGCTGCTGGGTACGATGCCGGGTTTTACCGTTTTCAAAAGAGCCCCAGGGTTAAAAGATAAAATATCCCCAGACCTGTCAGCATAGTTTGCGGCCGTACCCCACTGAAAGATAATAGAGCTATCTACATCGGGCTCAAAAGGAAGAGTGATAGAAGCTGAGCCGGTAAAATAATTTATAGACCCTGCACCAGTGTTGGCTATCTCTGGCACTAATGATCCAAGGCCGTCATCTGTCATGCGGTACCACTTACCCAGTGAGCGATAAGATACTGATAAAGTTTCTGGGTGCGGGATTGGGCGTATAAAATCAACATATGAAAGCTGCCGATTCTGAATGGTTATTGGTATCTGCTTGCTGTTGTTTGTTTCAAATACATCGGCAAATCTTTTGAAAGTTACATCAACCTTTATTCCTACAATGCCAATAAAGTTAGAAAATTTAATTAGACCATTTGTATAATCAATTGTTATTCCACCGATGGTTTCAGAAGATGCAGTTCCGTCACCATTGTCTGTTGAGGTACCTAATAAACTACCATTCGTGAAAAACTCTAAATCAACACTGCCAACAGATATTTCGTGCCCTAATTTTAATTCTGACCCAGCACTAATGGTGCTCGGAAAAGTATGAGAGCGTTTTAATGACAGAATAAATTTCTTTGCGGATGGCTCGTTAGCTGCAACATCAACTATTGGACTTTCAGCCTGCGTGCTGGGCACTAAAGGGGAAAATATTGAACTACACTCTACCGAAAAATCATTTGCCGTAACAGAAACGTCTATGGGAGTAACGCCAAAATATCTGGCAGCATCTGCAACACTTGTTTGTCTTACGAGCGGCCTATCTACATCATCGATTGCATACTGCGCCTCAATTTCGTCATCAGATGGTGCGGGTACATACCCTTCAAAATCGCTGGTGAGCGTCACATCAATTGTCAGATTGATAACCCGGACATCATAGGGCCCAACACGGGAGCTGATAAATGTGATTAATTCTTCTGCTAGTTTTTGTATACGGAAAAACTGCACCGTTTCATTAATTGTGTTTTCACCCTTTGAGAGTGCATAAACCTCACCAACTTCGGGCAGCGGGTCTGATGGGAATTGGAACATCTGCAGAGTTTTCTGTCCCGAGACGTGCCGGTCATATAACCGCATTCGCGAAACAGGCCCTGCCACTGTGTAGCTCTCCACCCGCGACTGGGCATTAGACCGTTCATCATCATCGTCATTGGTGGTAAAGATAGTGGTATGGACACCCGGATCATCCGGCGGGTTGGTCACGATCAAATGAGCGCCAGCGTATACATCCTGCTGGACTGTATCGACCGCTATAAACGCTTTTCGCATGGATACCCGCCCGATTGTGCGGTCCAGGCGGGAAATATCATTGAATAGATTGTTGACCTGTCCGTCTACAACCTCAACAGCTGTCATGCGGCCGCCACCATCGTTAGTATCTGTGAGCCGCTCGGATTCTTTCAGCTTAATATCTGTTTTTGTAATAGCCATTAAACTACCTGTAAATTAAGTGTGATGTAGTGATTGTCTGTGTCTTCTGGTGGTGTTTGCTCGATTACCGGGGTTGTTTCTATTGGGTTTGGGTACCGCCATCCGACTGTAAAAACTCGCCCATCTTCCAGGGTGAGTGTCATTTCAATACCTGCAACCAATTTGGCATACAGTAATTTGATGGTTGACCGGGATACCCAGGCGAAACCGCCGCCAGATAGTGTGATTGCGCGGCCTGCCAGTTTAGTAGAAGGTTCTATAATCAGAGCCCCCTCGGTGGTGTATTCCTGATTTTGTGCAACCGGGGACCAGTCAAACTCACCTATCCAGAGAAGATCAGCCGGCAGTACAATTGCATCAAGCGTGATTGACATTATCCGGCCCTCGCAGTCAGCCCAAGTTCAGCCAGTATTTGAATTACAACGGCGGCGACAGATTCATTATCTGCACCTAGCTGAGCCGAAAGGCCACTGGGTGCTCTGAGTTCTAAAATGATATGTTGGGATCCAGCCACCGGTGTTGTTGAGACCGCGGGCAGGTTGTCAGTAATTGGTATGACGTTGTTAGTTGATTGCAGGTCCTGAGCGGTCGCAGTGCGTTCAGCTGCTGCTGCCTCTTTTTCCGCTGCGACGGCTTGCGCTACTCTGATTTTTTGAATCTTCTGTTGGAGTCGTTTTGCCTGCTCTAGTTCTGCAACGGCTGATGTATTGCCCTGGGCTTTTGCTTCTGCAATTTTTGCGTCAAGCTCGGCAATCTTACCTTCGGCCTCAAGCCTGGCCACATCTGCCTGCCTACCCTGTAAGCCAAGTAGCTCTAACTCTGCTGATCTAAGGGTGTCGTCAGCCTGCTGTTTTAGCGCCCGCATGGCAGCCCTGGCGTGGTCGATCTGCGCACGCAAACGGCCCAAGGTGGCCTGATCGAGTAGCTTGAACGAGCCACCCACCAGCTGATTTGCTTTGGCTAAAAACTGTGCTGCATTACCTGTTTTTTGATATTGTTCCGTAGCTTCTTTTGCTACCGAAACCTGCTCCTGAAACCTGCGCTTTGTCTCGTTAAAAAACCGGTTGAGTTTTTCAATGTACGCACTCGGCAGCATGGTCTTTGATGATCTGACAAAATCATCGACCACCTTGGCCACGCCTTCCGAAAGAGAGCGCATGGACTGAATACCGCTGGCAATTGCACTACCAACAGCTTTTACAGAACGTACAGCTTTATCCGTTACATCATCCGATTCATTCCCGGCCTCTCTTATTTCAATGCCCAACCGCCTGGTCTTATTCGCGGCGTTTTCTGCTGAGACTGCAACCCTATTATTGGCTTCAACCACCTTGTCGGTTTTGGCTACCAGTTCATCAAGCTGATCTTTGACCCCCAGCCGGGTAGCCATGACTTTCAGATCAGAGTCAAC